AGTTTCATGTTAGAAATACAGCATAGCAAATGGGACATCAATCCTACTGTAGACGATAGCAAGACACAGTTACAACTTATATTAGGATCAGACAGATTTGCTCAGATATGCAAGCAATGGAACCGTAAGAATCAGAAATGGTTGACTGTGTTTGGTACACGTAAGTACAAGCATAAAGTTGATGGTACATACTGGGATGGACTAGACCCAGAAGATAACGAGGACGATTACGAAATCGTATGGATATAAGCATACTAAATGACAAAGACTTTTTAGAATATGCCAGACTATTTGGTCGTGGTGATATGAGTCTAAAACAATATATTGAATTGCGCGATAGAGTCAAATCACGCTGCAATCAATTGGGATATGCATGGCAGCAGGGCTGTTGTGGTACACATACTCTAGTCAAAATAGAATATGCTAATAAAAAGTAATGGAGAAATAATATATGTCCGAACTGATCAACAATCAGAAAAAACCAGAAAAAGGCAAGAATGGGGGCTGGAGACCGGGCAGTGGACGCAAGAAGGGTCAAAAGCAGAAACTATCAGCACAGACAATACTGCACGAAATAGCCAAAAAAGACAAGCCATTTGCAGTAGGACTAGCAGAAGATTACCACAATGCACGTATGTCAGACGACAAGCATCTAGTAGTCAAATATCAGCAAATGATATTGAGCAAAGTAGTTGCTGACAAAGTTGACGTTGATCATACAACAGGTGGTCAACCATTACAAGCAATGTTTCAGTTCCCGCAAAAAGAATTGCCAGATTGGACAAACGTAGAAAAAACAATTACTATAGAGGAATAAGTCAATGGAAAGAACAAGTGAAATAACGTTTACAGATGTAAGTGTGGAAGTCCCTAATTATAGTCAGGATTTTTACAAAGACAATTATACGCAATTATACGAAGAAGGATTTACAAAGCATGTTAGATTGAAGCCTACACGCTATCACCCTGCGTTTGCGCATTTTCTAACTGATAGCATTATTGGTATTAGCCTAGAGTATTATGGCGAGTACACCGAACAAGAAATCAATTTGTTACGTAACTTTTTACACAAAGATTGCGTAGTATATGACATTGGCGCAAACATTGGTTATCATACTAATGCATTTGCAAAGTTTGCAAAACATGTTTATGCATTCGAGCCAAATGAACTAAACTATAAACTATTAGAAATCAACACCTTTGATGATAGGAATGTAACATTATATGATTATGCTATTAGCAATGATATTGGCGTCACGCAGATTGAAAAATTTGAGTTAGGCAAGTTAGGTAACTATGGTGAATGCAGAATTACAGAAGATGGTCAACTATGCGACATGACATACATTGATTATCTTGTACGCACAAAAACAATAGAACCACCTCATGTTATAAAGATTGACGTAGAAGGTCATGAATGGCCAGTATTTGAGGGCATGAGTGAAACAATCAAGAACCATTTGCCAGTTATATTTTACGAAGCAATGCATTGTGATCTAGTAAGCATTTACGACATGCTGACTGGCTTAGGATATACATTGTATTATTTCCCATGTCCAAACTACAATCCAAATAACTTTTATAAAAACAAACAAAATATATTTGGTGAAGGCGGCGTACTAAACATACTTGCTATACCATTTCACGTAGATGCAAAAACTAATTTGCCTAAAGTTATTAGTCGTGATGATACATGGGCTAATGCTATAGAGAGAATCAAACAGGCTAATGCAGCAAAAAATTGATATACCATTATATGGTGAGCAATCTACATTATTACAAGATTGGCTTACTACTGATAAACATTGCATCGATATTGTGCCTGTTGGTAGTGGTAAAACATTTTTGGCTGCTATCGCTTTGCCTATTTTTGCTACAGATAATCGTTACCATAAAGGTAAAGACATTATCTACAGCGCACCAACAGGCGCAATGATCAAGAGTTTGATTTGGGAACAACTCAAACAAAGTTGCATGAATCACTTTGGTCTCAAAGATGGTATTGATATAAACAATAGTGAACTTACAATCAAGTTCCCTAATGGAGTTTTTATACGCTGTAAAAGTGCAGAACAGCGCGAAAACTTACGTGGTTTGAATGTCGGCATTTGGGTAGCCGATGAAGCAGCATTATATACCCAAGATACACTGCAAGAAATAACAAATCGTCTGCGCCCGCGTGTTGGACAACCTGACACTGCTGGTAGATTGATTGTTATCTCGACGCCTAATGGAACTGGTCCACTTTATGATTTGTTCAAGTTTGCATTAGAACGTAGTGACAAGTACGTTGTTAGACACTATAATTATTTGCAAATGCGCAGTGGTAATAGACAATATATTGAAGAACAAAAAAGAATATTGTCACCACTCAAATTCAACCAAGATTATATGTGTCAATGGGAAAGCGTAGCAGACCAATTCTTCTACACTTTTGACAGACATAAACATTGCAAAGAAATTATAGATAGAGGTGGCGATTTATACACCTTTCACGATTTCAATAAAAGAGTCCAATGTGCTGTTGTCGCGCAAGTGCGTAAAGCAGGTGAGAAAGATGGTAATATTGAAATACTAAAAACATATGCCATACCAGATTGTGGCACAGAAGGTATGGCAAGTGCGATACGTGAAGATTTCCCACGTAGACGCATAAACAGTATTATTGATATGTCAGGTACACAATTGAATCGTGACACTACAAGTCCATTCGGCGTAACAGATCGTATTATATTAGAAAAGTATGGCTTTACAATTGTAAACACACGTAAGAGTAATCCATTGATTACTGATACAGATAATACCTCAAATGCCTTTATTGCTAGAGGTGGATTGAATATAAAACTAGATGACAAATTTTTACTTGAAGCATTACAGACATACCATTTTGAAGATGCTTCACGTAAACGTTTGGTAAAATATACTGAACAACGTTATGCACATATTGACGGTTTAGGTGATTGTATTCGTTATGGTATACATCATCTATTCCCAATACAACATGATAGTCTACCATTTGCTGAGTTTATTGGCATGGATGAGAAACTATCACGTATGGCAAGACCTGGACTTGAGCATATGCCTCATAGTCCATTATACCCAGGCGGACCAAGTTGGGAACAAATACTTGGCGACGACAAAGAAGATAATGATCAAATGACATGGAACTAAACAAATGAAAAAGAAAAGAATACGTAAATCGGTACCAATATTGGATAGACTAAAAAAGTATACAAATATACCTCTAACTAGCAAAGGTAAAGAGGATTATAGCCAGTGTTGGATATGGCATGGCTGCAAAAATAATGCAGGATATGGCATGTTGCGCGTCAGTAGTGAAGTACATATGGCTACAGCACATAGAATCATGTATATTGAAACTTATAAAACTATCACATACGGTGACAAAGTTGAAGTTCAACATAAATGCGGTAACAAACTATGTGTCAATCCTAAACATTTACAGTTGGGCGATATCAAAAGTAGACATGAATTGCAACGCAAATACAATGCCTACAATGATATGATGAATCAAAAAGAAATGATGTGGCCAGTTTGTGAGCATTGTGGGGGTACTACATACTTACCGCACTTTGCAAGAATACATCGTTTATGCAATGCCAATGCCAAGTATAAATACATAATACAATCTATATCCGGAAAACAATAGATGAAAATAAAAGACTTGATGAAAAAGAACCAGGTGTACCAGGCTGTCTATCAGCAGATGCTAGGTTATCAATACGCATATCTTGGTGGCTATACTTTCAAACAGTATGTACGCAAAAAGCGCCCAAGCGAAGATTCAGCACTATGGATCGATCTTATCAATAATACGGTGGCGCAGCCTATAAGTCGTTACATCGTCGATACGATCAATGACGTATTGTTTGATCCAGGCGTAAAGCGTAATCTACAGTTTGCTACACCAGAAGGTGTCAACATCGATCCAAGAAACACAGAATGGGCTGATTTGTTTTGTCTAGATGCAGACATGAACAATCGTGACATGACTGGTTTTATGGAACAAGTAGGTGACTTGACAAGTATCTTTGGTCATTGCTGGGTAGCAGTCGATATGCCAAAAGCAGAAGAAGGCAATCAAGGCAGACCTTATACTGTAGCAATAAGTCCAATCAATGTTTGGGATTGGGAGTGGGAATATTATTGCGGCAGACCTATCGTCAAGTATGTCAAAGTAATGGAATATGAAGATGGCGAAAACTTTTCCGTCAAGTGTTATCATCTTGGTGATGAATCGCGCCCAAGTTATTGGAAGTCATATGC